GTTAGGTCTGCAGGACCTTTCGACGGTTGTCCAAATTGTTCGTCAGCAATATCTAACAAGGTCTGCTGGCATGATGTCAACACTGTCAATAGAGACGTGTTGGCTGATTATGTTTCAACACCCAGCTTAGCCGATATGTGGTTGAGCTTGGCATTTGAAGAGAAGCTTCAGTTGTTTGAGAGCTTCACCGTTGCTATTGATGTAGACCCCGTGGCTAAGTTGCACGTGCTGCGTGGTATGTATCAACACTTGCCTGACATCCCAGTTCCTGATGGTAAGTTGGGCAGAGAATTAGGGTCACACCAAGATTGGTGTTATCTTAGTTTTCATGATCGACCAGATTGGGATAGTTCTGAGCCTTTGTCTAATATAAGGCTCGGATACTTTTTCCAATTGTTCAAGATGGCTCTCATGTCCATGGATCGTATTTTAGGCGTTCAACCCAGCGCTGATCTTTTGGAAGTTGATGAGTCGTGCCTAGTTGTGGCTATGGAATCCTGGAACAAGAGGGTTCCGTTATGTTGGCGTTGGGCCGCCCTGAGGGCATATACAATGATGGTCGGTTCTAAGGTCGCCATCTTTCGTTATATGTTTAATAAGGTCAATGCGCTTGGAGACTTGTGTAAGAGTCATTACCCTACCGTTGCTGTTCCTGAGTCTGTTTCGGACGTCTTTGTGTGGTTTGGACAAGTTTTGAATAACTTGCTCGATACTATCACTGGTGTGTGCGTCGATACTGCTGACCTCATTAAGGAGGCTATTGCCACTGTTATCGGCAATGCCTTGAGGGCTCCTCTCAAGGCTTTGTCTAAGTTCCATGAGTGGATAGCCGAGTCTGTGTTAAAGGGCTCATCTTCGAAGGGTACAAAGATTGTTGGCCTTGTGCGTGAATTTTTAACTCATCCACTTGTAGTGTTGTCTTTCAAGACAATGGTCCGGTGGTGGTTGGGTTATAGTGTCATTAATATGGTTATGGAAGTTTGTTGGGATGATAAACTTTTTGAGTTAACTACTATAGTGCTTGATCTCGTAGTGTCTTTTAAGAATAAAGCGTCGAATGCTTTGTTTGGCTCTAATGCCTCCGCTGAGGCTGATGAAGGTACCACCGTTGCTCTCGTGGTGTCTTTGCTTATTGCTGGGTTCACCACCTTCAGTAAGTTAACTTTCAATCTCGACTCCGATTACATGGCCAAGTTGTTGCAAAATATTTATAGGACAGTTTTAACCATGGACAAGCTCCACATTGCTGATGGTGTTAATAAACTTAAGGAGTATATAACCGGCGTCACGTTAGGTGAAGAAGAGCGATCACGCTTTGTAGCCCTATATCCTGCGGCCATCAAGCTCATTGATGGCCATGTTGAGTATGCTTCTAATCCTAATCCATTGCATTCTGACAAGTTGCAGCTTCGTTATTTGTATTGTGCTTCCCTTAAAGAGAGGAAGCAGTGGGACTCGAAAGATATGACGCGTTTGACTGCGCTAACTAGTGTCGCTTATCGTGAGTGTGCGTCATTGGGGTCTGTCGAGAATTTTCAATTCAGGCGCCAACCTACCATGTTCTTGTTTTGTGGTGGCCCTGGGTTGGGAAAATCCATTTTAGCAGAGGCCGCATGTGCCACTATTGCTAAGAAGGCAGCTCCAAGTTCTAACACTGCAGATATCGTTTATACGTTTGCTCCTGGTGATGATTATCAATCTGGTTATACAAATCAAACTCTTTGGAGGTTCGATGATTTGTTTCAGAATGTTGATTCTACCGGCTCTCCAGCCGGTGATGTCAGGATGATGTTCAATATCTTCACGACCGCACCATTTCATTTGAACATGGCTGCTGTTGATGATAAAGGAACTTTGGCTAGATGTTATCTTGCCGTTGGTGCGTCAAACGTTGAAGTAGTTAAACGTGGTTGCGCTTCTGGGTA